AGCCACCTTGTCATATAGCTCAATCTCCAGAAAAGAGTTCCCATCCCTGTCCACCCTGGCATTGATCTTCTTAATAGAAGCCAGAGCGTGCTCAGGAATCTCGCTGGCACTCTTGACCCTCAGCCTGCCCTGGTCATCCCATGTCGCTATGTGCGTAATGTTGGTCATCGCCATGGAAACCATCTGGTAAGCAATAGCCTCCCGGTTCCCAGTAATCGTGCTGCTCCTCTCCAGCCTCTTCTGCACAGACCTCACCCCACCCCAATTCTTCAGGCTAGGGATCTGCTCAGACACCTGTGACTTAGGCCTAGCCATCAGAAAGGAATCTCAGAGTCATCAGACGGCTGAGGCTGGTACCCATTGCCCTTGTCCACACTGTGCTGGCTCATAGGCACACCCTGGCCAGCACTCTTCTGCTTACCAATCTTCACAGCAATATATGTCTCACCAGCCTGTGTCTTCTTAGGCGTGATATCCAAGTAATGAATATCCCCATTAGGCAACATCACATCACCACGATAAGCAGCATGCCATTCCTCCGTCTTATCCTTATTCTTCCAAGCACTACCCTGTCCAGGTTTCTTTTCGTAAGCCATCGTTCACTCCTTTGAAAAAACATTACCCATGAAATATGGGGGAAAAATTCATTCATATACCCCCTAGCGGTAGGTGAGGGGTGGGGGGGGATAACCATACCTTTCGCGCTACACTCACCATATTTCCCACTTACATACCTACCCCCGCCACTTTGCTAACCCTAACTACCGCCACCCCTAGCTTACCCGTCACAAACCCAAACGAACATAGGGGTCTGTGACACCATCGGATTGCAGGCCCTACAAGGCGCTAACGCACTGTGTCGCTACCCATGCCTATCCCCCCTGTCGTTTGCGCCTCCTAGAGCCTTCTAGGTGCCTTCCTGATGGTGTTGGCGATTGGCATCCCGGTTCAACTGCAGGATGCCCGCGGCTAGGTGCTCGGGCTTGGGCGTGATGCACTCGGCTGCGTACGCGCTCAACAAATCGTCAAGACAACTTGTTATCTCCACATCAGTTAAACCTTCATCTCTTAACTTTTTAACATCCTCTAAGGTTAAACCTCTATAGGTGTTCCCTGTGTTTAGCGCAACTGTAGGCTGACCAATGGGTTGCCTATGATGAGCCTCTTCATGCGCTACCGTAGGCTGACCAATGGAGCGCCTTGCTTTGCCCTTCTTGTTGGCCTCCTTGATGGCTCTGACTGCTCTGCTTTCCCCTGGCTTTGACATTGCTGCCTCCTTCCTTTGATTACTTGACTTGAATGCCTGTGCGATTAGCTTGGCAATACGCTGCTGACCTAATGGGTCTATCTCTTGGTCTTGCATAGATGGTGGCCTTGTGTCTTCCTGTGCTGATGTGATGGCGATGGCTGTGTGAACATCAATGGTCTTGTCAAAGATTACCCTGACCGTGTTTGAGCGTTCACCTCGCCAACCCTTTTTGACAATCTCAATGTATCCCTGATCTCTGAGCTGCTTGAACTGGTTGCTAATCGCTTGCCTGCTTACCGCCATGTCCTTTGCTAATCTGGCTTGGCTGACCCATGTAATGCCTGCCCTGTTGCAGTAGCTGCAGACAAGCGCCAGCACTCGCATCGCACCATCCGTCAGAGCCTGATCTGTGATGGCCTTGAAGGGCACCACAGCCAGCTTCCTGGCATCTGGTTCAGGCTCACGCTGGCTGATCTTGGGCTTGCGCTTGGGCAGCCTGATGACCGTGTCAACGCTCATTCTTGGCGATGTCCCTCATGTGCGCCCTGATGCGCTGCTCGGCACCCTTGCCGTACAGCTTGTCCATTGTCGCCAGATGCCTGTCCACCAGCGCCTTGTCCTTGGTGACCTCCCAGGTGGTCAGCAGCTCCCTGGCGGCTGCACGCTCGAGCACCGGGCGCTCAGGCAGCGGCCCCGTGTTCGCTGGCAGGATGAATGGCCTTCGGTATCCACGCTTCACTTGAGAGCCTCCCTCTTAGCTTGCAATTGCATCTCCTTGGCCAGTACCTTGCGCCCAAGCTGGGTCACCACGCTGCCAGCATCCACCAACCCTCGGCGGCGCAGAGACCAGTAGGTATTCCAGCTCCCAGGCTTGTCATTGACCAGTTTGAACTTCCAGCCCATGGCAAAGTGCTTGAGCATGAAGACCTGATGCGCTGACAGGCTCATAGGTCATCCATTCCGCGTGAGTAATCCATGTATTCCAGAGGTGCAACCGCCTCCCTCCGTCTGACCTGCTTCTGCTGCCATCTGTAATGCTCCCAAGTAGTCACCTCGCAGTCCATGTGCCACAGCTCGGCACCAGTGACTGACTTCTGCCGGGTTCTGGCTTTCCTCATGGCCTTCATGTAGATCTGCCGAACCCGCTCTTTTGTGCAGCCAAGCTCCTCCCCGACCTCTTCCAAGGTATATCCATCCATCACCATCAGGCGCACTACAAGGTCTTCTCTGTCGGTGAAGCAGATGGTCTCCAGCAACTTAATGACCAGCTCACGCTGCTCTACTTGCTCGAGGTCATCCTGCATCTCGAATGACCAGCGCCAAGAAGGCAGATCCGGCAGCTCCTCATCCCGGCTGTACCAGATGCGCTTGACCTCGCTGGGCAGCGAGGCTGTCTGCAGCTTGCCGTAGTAGGGTGACGCAAAGCCGGTCACGATATAGCCCTCGCACGCTTGGCCCTGATCTCCCTGCCGACAAAGTCCAAGGCCTTCTCGAGCTGGCCAACCGTGCAGGAATCAAGCTGGGCATCATGGATCTCCATGCCCAGGTTCAGCGCCGTCAGCTCTGGCCCGGTGAACAGGAACCTGCCCTTTGCCACGCCACGCTGGCCCATGGTGAAGATGGCTTGCTGTGCCGCGGTGATCTCTGCCCGGTACTCGGTGCCCATCTCTGCAGTGATGACCAAGGCCTCGGCCACGTTCATGGCCGCAATCAGCACATCAACATCATCCCTGCTGCCATTGCCCTGCACCATCGTGGCCAGAGCCTGATGGTTCTTGATCTTGAGGGTGATCGCTGCACCAGTGTGCTGCACCAGCCTGAAGCCCTGCAGGACATGGCTCACCGTGTCCATGATCAGCCCCTTAGGCCTGTACTTGCTGCGCTTGCGGGTCATCTGCAGATCCCCATCAGTCCAGCCACGCCCAGCTTCACCAGCACCAAGGCGCAGCCAATGGCCACTACCGACAGCAGGAATGCCACCGCCTTCTCCCAGAATGCAGGCTTGTCATCTTCATTCATTGCCGACCCCTTGCGCGGATGGAGGCGGCGCAGTCCAACATTGTGGCCCGCTCGGCCTGCGCGATGTCGGGCTGTTCTGTCCATTCGAGAAGCATGGATTCACACACCTTCGCACACGCCTCGCGCTCGGCCTCCACCGCCCGCCGAGTCTGCACACAAGCAAACCGCTGGCAGTTGGCATGGCAGGAATGGATCTCGGTGGACAGCAGGTAGGCGCGCTCGGCTTCCTGACCAGCCCTGTAGGCCACGCGCACGCACTCCAGCAGCTCACGCACCACTTCAGGCGTGACAGGCACTATGGCCCCAGGCTGCAGCCATTCAGACGGGATTGCTTTCATTCCAGGCTTTCCTTTACGCTGACCTCAATGCGAGGCTCTTCACTGTAGTGCTTGCTGACCGTCAGCTTGACCACCTGCACATCATCCACATAAGCCACGCCGTTGAGAGCATCCAGCACAGCCTTGGCCACATTGTCCAGATCAGGCTTGCCAGGGATCTCACCGCCCATCATTGCCCTTTGGCGGCGGGTCTTTGACCAGCTCACAGGGATGCCCTTGTAGACCACAATCCGCACAATGACCGGGGTCTCAACAGCAGGGCATGGCATGGCCTCGGCAGCACGGCAGGCAATCAGGCGCTCATACTCCAGCGTCTGCTTGTCGGTGTAAGTGCGGCCATTGCCAAACCTCGGCCTGCCCTTGCCGCGGGGCTTGCCAAGCACAGTGAACTGCAGCTCCATCACAGCAACCCCTTCTGGCGCAGCGCGGCCAAAAACTGTTCCCACCGCTCGGCATTGTCCGGCTGGGGCTGCTGGTCAGTAACCGACAGCGCAAGCTGGATCACCTCGGCGGGTAGTGACTGGCCTTCCCTGGCCATGTCCAGCACCCTGATGGCCTCCTGCTGGGTCACTGCTTCACCCCCATGAGGAACCGCTGCAGGCGAGGCTCCAGGCCGCCGTAGCGGGGTTGGAGCTGGTCTCGCACGCACTGGTCAATGATGCTGCTGATGCTGCGGCGCTGGTCTGCAGCGGCCTTGGTCAGCAGCTCCCTGCTGTCAGGGTGCAGCCTCACTAGGAACGGGATTCTCTTCTGTTGCATGGGCCTGCTCGGTATCGTGGCGATAGCGCAGGAGTCTACTCCCATCACAGGGCAAGAAGCGTATTAGGGTTTGTCCTAGTGTTTTTGTTGGCTTTGGGTATTGACACCGCTATCGGTTCAGGCACAATCCACCTATCGCAACCGAGCAGATAAAGCTCACAAGGAGAGACGATGACCCAAGTTCTCATTACCAAGCACGAAGTCACCAACGCCGGCAAGCTGGTGCAACTGTCCTGCGGCAAGGCTTCCGCAGAGATCTGGATTGCTAACGATCACCTGTTTGTCTGCTGCCAGAATGCCTCGCACCGCGTCTGGCGCGGCCTTGGCAAGCGGTTTGACAATGCCGCCGCGGCTTTGGACAGCTACAAGTCCAGCGCTATGAAGGCCATGATTCAAGCTGCTGTGGAGGCCTGACATGACCACCACACACACCCCCGGCCCTTGGGCCATTAACGGGCGCGAAGTTGTCGGCCCAGCAGATTCCGGCGTGATCGTCGCCCGCCTGCCTGAGTGGGGCATCCTGGCTGACGGCCTTGATCCTGCGCCCGCCAACGGCCGCCTAATCGTTGCCGCCCCCGAGCTACTGCACAGCGCCGTGGCCATCGTCAACACCATCGTCGGGCAGGCCCCGGTGATCACAGACAGCGGGATGATGCAGGTCTGGATCAGCATTGAAGAGCTGAATCTGTTGCGTGCCGCCATCTCCAAAGCCACGGAGGCCTGAGATGACCATCAAGAAAATCGGCGGTATTTGGTTCATCAAGGTGGGCCGCCTTGGCTTCACCTTCTACATCTCGCGCAAGAAGGGAGCCAAGTGATGACCCGCTTTGTCGCCTACTACCGTGTCTCCACAGACCGCCAGGGCCAGAGCGGCCTTGGCCTGGATGCCCAGCGCACTGCAGTCGCCCAGCACATCGGAGCTGCCGAGCTGGTGGCCGAGTTCACCGAGGTGGAATCTGGCCGCAAGAACGACCGTGAGCAGCTTGCCCTGGCCATGGCTGCAGCCAAGAAGGCCAAGGCCGTGCTGGTGATCGCCAAGCTAGACCGCCTTGCCCGCAATGTCCACTTCATCAGCGGCCTGCTGGAGTCTGGCGTGCCGTTCGTCTGCGCCGATATGCCCGAGGCAGACCGCACCTTTCTGCAGATGTCTGCCGTGTTCGCTGAGTGGGAGGCCCGCAAGATCTCCGAGCGCACCAAGGCCGCTCTGCAGGCCGCCAAGGCCCGTGGCGTGCGCCTGGGTAGTCCTACCCCTACCAAGGGCAGCGAGGCTGGCATAGAGCGCATCCAGGCCCGTGCTGATGCCTACGCAGCACGCATCCAGCCCATCATTGCCAGCATCCAGGCCTCCGGTGCCACCACCCTGCGCGACATTGCCGCAGCTCTGGCCCAGCGAGGTGTCGAGACCGCCCGTGGCAATACCGAATGGCGGCCCGCCCAAGTGGCCCGCCTGATCCAGCGTTTCCCGCAACAGTAACCAAGGAGAAAATCGTGCAAACCACCCGCAGACACCCCCGCACCATGGAGGAGGCCTTTGGCCCCGGCCACCGAGGCGGCATCCATGAGGAGTATCCCCCCTTCACCCTGGCCGATAAGGTCATCATGGTGCTGGGCGGCATCATCATGGTCTGCCTGCTGACGGCCATCGTCACCGGGGTCATCTGATGAGCCAGACCAAGACCATCCTTGAGATGCTGCAGGCTGGCCCGGTCACCGCGCTGGATGCCTTGGAGCGGGCAGGCTGCTTCAGGCTGGCAGCCCGCATCGCCGACCTCCGGCAGCAAGGCATCAAGATCGAAACCGAGACAGTCACCACCACCACCGGCAAGCACATTGCCAGCTACAAACTGAAGGAGGCCGAGCATGGCCGGGAAACTCACTGATGACCGCATGATGTCCGCCTCCCGCCTGCCGGGGTTGATGGGCTATAGCAAGTACAGCAGGCCAAATGATGAGCTGCAGTACAGCATCAACGCGATTGACGGCAAGCCACGGGATGACATCGGCAATGAGGCCATGGCTTGGGGCAACACCCTTGAGCCAGTAGTGCTGACCGAGGCCTGCAAGCGCCTGGGCATTGCTGAGTTT